ACCATGCGGCGCATGGTATCTTTCTCATTTGAAAACGGCGACAAATTAAGGATCGCTCCGACAGCCGATCCCGTGACGCGGCCCTTGCGAGCCTTGAACCATTCTTCGCTACGCTGTTCCATTATTTTTTTTTGCCTTTTAAAAAAGGATTTTTTTCGCCAGTTCGCGATTTGCAGTATTCAATAAATTTTGGTGCATTTAAATTTTCTTTTTGAGTACCCCATTTCAAATTATCAGCTTTATTATTTAAAGCATTTTCATCAATATGAAGAACAAACAAATTAGGAGAATTGGGAACTCCATGAAAAGCTTCGCAAACAAGTCTATGAACTTTTAAATTTCCATGTTTTGAACTTGTAATTCCATAATATTCTCGAAGTGCCGTTTTAGCAGCTTTCCTTTTCGTCCCTAACACTGGTTTAGTTTTATAAACTCTTGTGCCACCATTTGGCATTTTTGATTGACTTTCAGGCAATTTAATTCTCCCAAAATTAGATGCTTGAATATCAGGAAAAGACGGAACGAATTTCCAAATTTCTTCTGTCATGAATACCCCCTTAGAAAAGACACCGTATCAATTCTAAGGGGGATTTCTAGTGAGGTCAATGCCCCTTAAAATGGAATATTATCTCCATCATCTTCCTCACTAGTTACCGCAGCAACCTTGGGAGCGGCTGCCGCAGCCATCGCCCCCGCGCCACCGGCACGAGGAGCCACAGACGAGATCCAATTCATACCCGTGCCGTCATCACGCTTCATCAGCATGACTTTGATCTGCATAGGCTTGTTTGTAATCGTCGACTGCAGAAGATCGCTGTTTGGTGCCCGTCCTGACGCCTTGAGCTTTCCGCCTGCGTTCGCGTCGATCGCAAACAACATTTTCTTAGCCTTGTCCTTCTTTTGGACAGGGTTCTTCGCTTGCGGGTCTTCATCGTAGACCCAGAGCTTTTGAAACACCTTGCGGTTCTTGTAGTCCGCAGGCGCGACAACCGACCAACGCAACGAGATATATTTCAATCCGTTTTGATTGTTTTCAATTTTCGCTTCATCGATGACGGCGACGCAATCCGTTTTATCTGGGATCGGGTCAAGGTTGCCGCCACCTGTTTCAAATTTATTGCCTGTTTTGGCGACGTCATCGCCGTCTGAAAGTTCCCAGAAATCAGCCATGAGCCTTCTCCTTTTTGGCATGATGTTGCTTCAACGCAGGGATGAAATCAGCCAGAGGATTAACCCCCAGCAAAACCGGAATTGGCTCATTGATGCCAAAACGGTTTTTTGAGACGTTGGCTGCGGTCGCGTAAGTGATCAGGACGCGAGTGCCGTCCGAGATCGCCTTCTTCCGTTCGCCCTCACCGGTGGTGAAAGTCTCAAGCTTCAAGAACCCAACGACGTCGACATCATCGACATAGGGAGGCATGCTTTTGGCATGCAAGCGCAATCCGTACTTTGAGAACGAATCGTCATCTGGCGGGTTTTCCATGCCAATCTCAACGTGAGCGATGAACACAGTGTTCATGCCGCGCTTGTCGGCGAGGATGCCCGCCGCCTTCCGAAGGCGTTGGTGCATGCCCAGAACGGCGTCACGGCCTGCGCCGTAGCCTCCCAGAGCCTGCTGGATGCCCCTCGGTTTCTTCGGGTCGGTGTCGACCACATACTGCGTAAACATGCGTTCAAGCGCCGTCACGCTGTCCACAACGAGCGTCTGATAATCATGAGGCTCGTTGATCAGTCCCTTGAGCTGCTCCCAAAGGTCTTCGGGCGTTCCCAAAACGGGAAATGCATCGGGGCGCATGCTGGAAGGAATGGCTTGGAGGCCATCTTCAGCACGAATCACGATGGGTTTGGGGAACGCGGCAGCCAGTGTGGTCTTACCCATACCGCTGTCGCCGCAGATCGTTACAATTACCGGACGATCAACCGGCTTCGATATACTATCTAAAATGCCCATTGGCACACTCCTCTACTTCGACGGGGTTGACAATAAGGGTTTTGGTGTGGGAATGTCAACACCTCAATGTGGAATAAGGCCTATTGAAATGGATACAGACACCCTCGAGCGCATAAAACGCGCTCTTTCCGATCGAAATTTAGCCAAGGTTGCAACCCAAACGGGGCTGCATGAGAACACAATTCGCGCGATTGCGGCTGGAAAGAACACGAACCCGACCCTGCAAACCGTTGAAAAGTTGGTAGAATACCTGTTTCGCCCGAAAGATTAATCAATGATGCACCGGAAATTTTGGGAGGCCGGTCATCGCGTTTTTGGACTTCACCCGGTTCGCCGAGACGGCAGCTGCGGTTGTGGCCACAAAGACTGCAAGGCAGCCGGTAAGCACCCACTCACTAGCAATTGGACGTACACACCCGAGTGGTCGGAAGACCAGCTCGAGGTGCAGGAAGAGCTTGGCAATTTTGCCACAGGCTACGGCGTCTTAGTCTACAAAATGTTGGTCATCGACGTCGACGCCCGCAATGGCGGCGTCGAATCATACGCGCGCCTTGTCGAGGATTATTCAGAAATTGCGTCCGCAGGACTGATCATCGAGACAGGCTCCGGTGGCGGGTCAAAGCATCTTTATTTCAAGATCCCCGAAGGCCTCGCGCTCGTCACCCACTTGCCGCAGTATCCGGGCATTGACTTCAAATCATCCGGCTTCGTTGTCGGCCCCGGGTCGCTGCATGCATCCGGCAACAGGTACAACATACTGTACGGTTCGCCTGATGATATCGAGGCGGCCCCTCAGGGTCTCCTTGAAGCCCTTCGCAAGCCGGAGCGTCACCGCGCGGATCTCGGCGGCTCGACGATCGACGTGTCGCACGAAGAGATCGCCGACATGTTGAGCTATATCAACCCGGACATCGACCACGAGACGTGGGTGCGCTGCGGCATGGCGGCCCATCACGCAACCGGCGGCACGGGCTTTGACGTTTGGGATAATTGGTCATCCAAGGGCGCAAAGTACCCCGGGCGTGACGCGCTTGCCAAGCGCTGGCACAGCTTTGGAAAGTCGGCCAACCCTGTCACACTTGGCACTTTGGTCTATTACGCCCAGCAAGCGGGCTGGGAGCAGCCGGTCACGTTCAAGCCAAACGAATCACTAGAGGAGTTCATCGTTCCGGAAACAACTGACCTAGACATTTCCGGAATTGATATTACGCGTCCGCCGGGCTTTGTCGGCGAGATGGCGCAGTGGATTGAGGATCAAGTCCGCTACAAACGCGAGATCATCTCGATGGGCGCTGCGATCGTGTCCATGGGCAATATCATCGGCCTGAAATACCGCGACCCGCTGGCCGAGACGACGTCAAATCTGATCGGCTTCTGCGTTGCGGCGTCAGGCACCGGCAAGGACAGTGTCCTCGAGGCGTCGATCAAAATCCTGTCCCTTGTTGGGTATCAGCGCGCGGCGTACGGCGCGATCAAGTCCGAGCAGGAAATGGTCCGCAACTTGGTCGAGCATCAGCCGACATTCTACCTGATCGACGAGGTCGGGTTCCTTCTCCAAAAGATCAACAACGCCAAAACAAAGGGCACTGCGGCCTATCTCGAGGGCATCCTCGGCGTGGTGATGTCGATCTATTCCAAAGCAAACGGGACGCTGCTTGTGTCCGGGGACGTGCGCAAAGAGATCCGCAAGCAGCTGATCGCCGAGATCAACCAGATCGAGCGCCAGCTCGAGGAGGGCAATAACAACTTCCTGACCGATCGCAAGGCGTCTCTCGAACTTGGTCTGGCGCATATCCAGACTGGCATCAAGGCTCCGTTCCTATCGATCCTCGGCTTTACGACAAACGTCAACTTCGACGGATCTGTAAACTTCGAGAATGCGACCAACGGCTTCATCGGTCGATCGATGTTGTTTATCGAGCAAAACTCCACGCCGCCTGAAAAAGAATATTTTTCAAAGCGCGTGATGAGCGAGGAGATGGAAAACACCATCAAGGAACTTGCGACCGGTGGCTCGTTCAATCTCATCGAGGGCCGCATCGAGAATTATGGCGAAAAAATTGCCATACCGACGACCGATGACGCGGCTGAAATGTTGCGAAGCGCAAACAAAGCCTTCCAAAACCTCGCCGAGGATCATTCCGAGAAGACCGGCCTCGAGGCGCTCTACCTGCGCGCCAAGGAACTTGTTGGCAAGATCTCATTTATCATTGCCACGCCGTCGGGCCTGCGCACCGTCGAGCACGTTCGCTGGGCCTATGCGCTGGTCAAGAACGACGTGGACACAAAAGCGAACCTTGTGATCGGCAACGATCGCGCGAAAGATTCGCCAGAGAAGTCTCTGTTCTCCAAGATCGACAACCTCTTGAAGGACAAGGAAGGAAAGACGCTAGGCGTTCTCATCAACCGCCTGCGCCCTGTGAGTAAAGAAGAGATCGAGCGCGCTCTCGATAAGTTGGTAAGTAAAGGCGCAGTGATTGTCGAGGAGAGCGTTCATCCTCGGCGCAAAGACAAAATCATCAGATACAGGAGAGCATCATGACAACGATCGATCTAAACGAGCATATGAAGAAGAAGGCGCAGGAGAAGCACATCAAGGCTTATGACACGATGGCGAAAGCTATGAACGGCTTGACTGTCGGAACCGTTCTGCACATTACATCAGCGTTTGTGGCGCACTTGCTGTCACAGATGACGCCGGAAGGTCGCGCCGATGCCGCTATGCGGTTTTACACGATTATTGCATCAAATCCAAACGAAGACACACCACAATGACCGACAATCCGAATTATGTGACGCCTGAAGAGGCTAAAAAGAAAATCTGTCTATCATCAATGGGCGGCTTATTAATGGTTCATGATGCTGTTATGGTATCAGAACATGAGTGTCATGGCCCAGATTGCATGGCTTGGCGGTGGGCGGAACATTTTAGCATAGTGATGTCAAACGGGATTGTTACTCACAAAAACTCTGTGGGCTACAGCACAACCCACGGCTATTGCGGGATGGTGCGGCCATGAAATCTATTTATCGGTACTTCTTAAACCAACCCGGCGTGGATAAGCCATTTGCTGTGTTCAGCACGATAATGCTTATTGGATTTATATTTCCAGCAGCCATCATTGTGTTTTTTATTTTATGGACATTCTTGCTAGAGATTATTTCAATGATCTTGTTTGGAATGACTTTTTGAAAGGGTGATGCGACCATGAATGTAGGACCAAGACCGGGTTATGGCGGAGTGCTTGCGGTTATGAAGCGTCGTCTTCAAAGATTTAGAAGTTGGCTCTTTTATACCGATCATCTTTATCGGTTTTCTTTGTGGCTCTCTTATTACCGTTTTTCAAAGTCTAAAAGACGGCAGATAACGGCTGTTTCTGAATCGCGATCAAAAATTGCGTTTGAATTGATCGTGTTCAATTTTCACATTGGCCCGCTACGTTGGGGTTATAGGTATCCGGAAACGAAAAAATCCGCCATAAGATTGGCAAATTTTGATGCTTGTTTTGAACACGTTAACATCCCTCAAAAATAAGGAGAATTGAAATGGAAAAAGAAATTGACATCAACAAAAAATACCGCACCCGCGATGGGCGTGAGGTGCGGATTTATGCAACAGACGGCATGGGTTTGTATCCAGTTCACGGGTCGATATTTATTTCTCATGAGCATCGCGATAATTGGTCAGGTCATCGATTTAAGGGATGGTCTTTAGAGTGTTGGCTGGCAGATGGCCAACATTATCAAGGGAATAAGGAGTTTGATCTTATTGAAGTGAAACCACGAATCAAACGGACGTTTTGGGTGAATGTTTACCCCGAAGGTGTTGTTGAGCATGAAACAAAAGAAAAAGCCGATAAGATTGCTCGCAAATATGACCGTCTTGCATGCGTCAAAATCGAGATTGACTGCGAAGAAGGAGAAGGGCTATGAGAGAATGGCAACCAATTGAAACTGCGCCAAAGGACGGGACACACATTATCCTGCTCGTTGAAAACAAGGCCATAGAAGGATGGTATGAATACGACGAGTGGTATAAGGCCTATAAATGGAACGTCGTGAAACTGCCTATTCATGGTTGTGATTGTTGCTCGCATGATAATGACGATCCTACCGGCTGGACGCCATTACCGGAGCCGCAGAAATGACCATTGATGATAATATGTGGTTTATTTTATGCAACATCAGCATGAACCCAGAAAAATCAGACATTTTGCAAAGATGGAAATATTACAAAGATGCTGAAGGGAACTATCAGCGTGAATTGTTGGGTCAGATGAAAATTACAATTGAAATATTACCATTACCGGAGCCGCCAAAATGACCGAACACAAATCCATTGGTTTTTCTTTCAGCATAACCAAAAACATTTCTGAAGTTAAATGTGTTGAACCGGAAAAGCGTTGGGTTGGCGGAAAATACGGTTGGGCGGTGCATCGGTTCCCAATAAATGGCGGGATAACAAAACGGGAAATGACACGGCGTATGTTAATGGATTCAATGTATGATGCCCGAAATACTATGCTGATAAACTTATTCAGCAACCAATGGGGTGGAAAGTGATGACCATCAATGTTTTTGACGTTATGAAAAGAGTGCAGGGCAAACGATTCAAGCCTATTAACAATGCCAATTGCATGGTGAAAGTCACTTATGTTCGTTCGCAATCTGAACAAGAGCGATGGCGCAAGAAGCAAGCGGTTGAAAAAACAATGCGCGGTCAGATTAATTGGGGAGAAGCAAAATGATCGAGATCGGACCAAACTTATCACAGGCAATTGAGCTGTGTTTCGTTATGCTCGGGCTTTTGGGATTTGCGTTCTTTATGACGAGGATGTGAGAGATGATGGGGCATCGCGCAAAGCTAAAAGGCGGCGATGAATACGATGCCTTTCACCGGGCTGCTCGAAGGGTTCATATCTATCTCGGTCGCAGCAAGGTTGTAAAAAAAATCAAACGCAAATTTTGGAAACGGCAGAGGAAGATCAACAATGTCAGTGGTCGGGATGAAGTGTGAAGCCTGCGGCGGCGCGTCTTTCGTGGTTGAATCGCGCAAAAGCAGGATCGACAATGCCATCCGCAGGCGGCGCAAATGCCGGGCCTGTAAGCGGGTGTGGGCCACGGTCGAGATCTCAGCCGACGTCGTAAAATATCTTTTCAAAGAGAATAAAAAACTGCTTGCAATGAATCAGAAGACGTGACATAACAATTGGGCAGGGCGGCGTTGCCCTCCAGATGGAGATGACAATGAAAGTTCAAACCAAGTATGACGATCGTCACGGTGGCCCATATGATCGTGGCTCGGCTGACGCCTACTATGGCCGCAAGTTCAACCCACATTATTACGTCGGCGCGACTGGCTCGTCCCAGCGCATCCCGCTGACGAAGGAAGACCCAGAGTACGCCGCCTATTTGGCTGGCTGGGGAGAGGAAGACGATCGAAAGGATTGGGGAGACTGACATGATTGACGAAGACGAAGACGGCGTGTGGATCCTTGGCGAGCTGGTGGCATCAGCTCGCGACCTTCACCGCATGGGTTACATTCACATAAACGGAAACTGGTTAAAGAGGCCTTCCCGTGGTGGGTCGGTCGATGAAATTAAGAGGGCGCTTAAAATGAAAAACGTGACAGAAGAAATTGAGCAAGAAATTTTTAACGAAGCCTTTTCAGACTTGGCAAAGACAATGTTGAATCTCATCGAAAAATTTAAGGATTACGATCAGGTCGACGTGATGGGCAATTTGATGCGTACGTCTTTGATGTTTGCGATTCACTCAGTTGTCAGAATTGGTGAAAGCGAAGAAGCGATCCATGATGCCGTCAACATGATGATTACTGCGGCCCACGAAAGAATGGCGATAGATGGGGAAGAGTGATGGACATCGTTGAACGGTTGCGAGAAGATAAGTTAGACGCACTTGCCGCAGTGGAATCTGAAAATGCTTTTTATCAGATGGAGATTGAACGGTTGCGGGCAATTTGTAAGGAACTCTTACAACATGCGGAATACCTGCTTTCTGAAACAGAAAAGGCAAAAGAAAAAGATGTCACTTTGTTGCAAACACGCATTCTCCGCGCCCGTGCTGCACTGAAGGAGGGGGAGTGATGGATATTGTTGAACAATTACGCAAATGTGCAAATACTATTTACCATCAAGATGGTTACACGTTTCGCCTTGGATTGCAGAACGAAGCCGCTGATGAAATTGAACGGTTGCGGCGTGAGCG